CTGCCTTCGCAAAGCCCCGATACGTTAGCGGTAATGCTAAAAACCGCACCTACGACAAGCAATCTCATAATAATTAGCTTCTTTTTCAATACCGATAAATTTTCGGTTCAATTCTTTGGCTGCCAAACAAGTAGTTCCACTTCCCATTGTGTTGTCTAATACCATATCATTTTCAAGTGAATATTGCTCAATAAACCACTTCATTAAATCAATAGGTTTTACTGTTGGGTGCAAATTACCCTTTCCGCTTGGGTTTGGTATTTCTAAAACACTTTTGGGATAGTTACCTTTTGTAGATATTTTATGATTTTTGTATTGTCCGTAAACTCTACCATCCATATCAACATTCCGCCCTGTCTTAAATTCTCCATCAATTAAACCTTGTGGATAATAGTTGGGAAATCCGTTTTTACAAAAAACCAAAATATCCTCGTGTTTTTTCATTGGTTTCTTTTTTGCATCCAAATGTCCTGTTGCTTTTGTTTTAACCCATACTAAACTATATTTAAAGTGGTTTATATTACTTGCCGTTAATATTGTTGTAAATGGCTGTGAAGCCGTAAATATCATTGCTCCTTTATCTGTGATAATCCTTTCGTATTGTTCCCAAAGTTTATTCAAAGGTAAAACACTGTCCCATTTACATTGTGTCGTTCCGTAAGGCAAATCAGCCAAAATTAACTGAACAGATTTATCGGGTATCAAAGGCATAATATCTAAACAATCGCCCTGAAATAAAGCACTACCGCTAACATCGGCTATATGCAATAGCGGGTTCGGTGCGTTCTTTAACATTTGTTCTACTACCATCATTCGTTCTATATTTAAAGTTTTGTGTTCTTAATCCGCTACTGCACATAGCCGTATCCGTTAGCCGTAATTCTAATCACGCCACGTAATGTGCATTGCTTCTAACTTATCACCAAGTATAGGACTGCCATAGTTTTCAAACTTCATTTTAATTGAAGGATAAACTTCTAATCCGTTTGGACATTGTGTTTTTAATGGTAGCTTTCGTTTATCTTCTGAAATTCGTAATGCTTCTAAAATGAAGTCATTCAAACTTTTATCTTCGGAAGAAGAACTACGGCTAACAACGTATTGCTGAACATTGCCAGCTTCATCGGTTATTTGAACTTTATATTCCATATCAACTTTTTATTTTAAATTAAACATTTGTGCTTCTAAATTGGCAACGTCAGCAATACGCATCACGTTATGCGCCATTAAGCAGACACCCACTCAGACAAGTATTCGACTATCTTTTTTGCTTCGTCTTTTGACAAATTAAAAGTATGTCTATCTACACTTAGTCCATTTTTTGTGTATTCCTCACTATCAATTTCAAGTTCATTTGTTTTGGAATTGATTTCAAACGAAATACTTTTGTTTGAAAATCTATCCAGTTCTTTTGTAAAGTCAATCATCTTTCTAAATTTAACGGCACATAACAAGGGTTTTGCGTAATAGCCCCATCAAGTGTCGTGGTTAATTTTAAGTTTCTACTAAGGGCTACTACGCAAAGCCCCGATACGTTATGTTCAATTAAATATTTAATAAAACTTTTTCTTCCCTGCGCACGGTGTTACGTTTTATCTCATCAATAATAAACGGCATTACCAATTGGTTCGGGTCATCAGGTATTGGTGCTTTTGGATTATCAGGGTCGTTCGGGTCGCCATCATTACCCCAATCCCACTTTACAAACTTTGTGCATTTAGGTTTTCCATCTTCACCATAACACCACTCTTTCGGGTATTCTTTGTCGTTTAAGTCTAAGCACATTGTTAGTGTCATTATTTCGCATCGTGGTGCTTTTGCATTGTAATCGGGATTATCGTGAATACATTGGTAGCAAAATTTACTCATAAAGTAATCCCCTTCTGTTCCGTTACTTGGTCTGTATTTTTTATTTTCCATCGCTCAAAAAGTTTTATTAAATATTTAACTGCCTCACGCACTTGCCATCGCACCAACATAACACAACCTATGCGCTATTTTCAACGCACAAGCCACGCTAACAGCGCATAGCTTGATTCCGTTAGCCGCAAGCCTAAGACAGCACTCCGTATTCATATTCACGTTTCTGACTATTCCAACGGACGTAGTATTCATAGCTTTCATCACCAGCTTTATCAAATCCGATGCAAGGCTCGTAATTCTGAATGCGTTTGTTTTTGTCAAAATGAAGCCCTAAGAAAGCTGAAACCAACTGCCCTAATTCTGAACCACTCCAACGTCCTTTACAAAGGTCAATAGCTTCTTTAATGTCGGGCAGAATTACATCAGGGAAACCATCGTGGCTGCGGTCAATGTGAATGTACTCATCACCGTCTTGAAATTTAATGTTTGCTCTTGTACTCATTTGTTATTTGTGTTGTGAGAAAGGCCAGCGGCTAACAGCGGTTTTGCAATAGCCGCCTGACAAATCTCGATTAATATTAAATTCTTCTATGCGGCCATCGCAAAGCCCGAAAACGTTAGCAGCCATTACATGAACGGATGCTTATGAGTTATATATGTGTTTATATCGCAAGGCAAAAAACTTACAAATTCAGTAAGTTCGTTATCATCGTACTTTTTTCTTTTTTGTGCTATTGGAGCAACTTTTGAATTAATTCCCATCTGATAGCCCGAAGCAAAACGAGCTAAAATATATGGATGTTTTTTGCAGGCATTATTTAACTGCTTTACGGTTAAGTAACGGCTGCTAACACCACCTACCCGACAAAGGGGGGTAGTGTTTTCTTCGGACAGTTTAGTAGTTTTATTTTCGTTCATATCTTTTTATTTAGTTTAGTTATTAAATTCCCCTTCATCGGGTAGCTGCAACCGTTACCCCGCAATATACCACTTATCCCTTTACAACACCCAAAAGGGTATAGTTTTGTGCGTTTAATGACTATTTATACCCGATTGGGGTGACCGATTAATCATGCGTTATATGTTGTTAAATGCTTTATTGAATGAGTTGTCGGACGGTGGGCATCTCTCCTTTAACCTCCGCATACTTATACCTCGCGTTGAAGTCTATCGCGCCGTAGTCCATCTCGTTAGGGCTGAACTCGCGGTGCGGTGTGCTGAACGGCGCGGTAACCTGCATAGCTGACACGCACGAATAAACGCGGTCAGGTGTAATATGCCACTTCTTTGCGATCGCACTCATGGTCATGCCTTGCATAAAGTCCAACGCAATCGCGCGTACACGCTCCATCGGTATCTTAACGGCTTTCTTTGGCCGACCCATCAAACCTTGGTAGTATGGTATTCTATGGTAGTTGTACCAGTTCCTTATTGTTGGGTCGGTTACGTTGTATTCAAGGCATAGTTGAAGGACTGTTTTTTTGTCCTTGTATGCTTGAATGAGGGTTTGTTTATCGGGGCGGATGCGTTTCATGTTCTTTAGATTAAATTGTTAGTATGAATATAGCAAAGGGGTTAATTAATTACTATCCTCCCACCTCTTCCATGAGTAGTTTATCGTTAGTATTATGCCTCCTAAAAACCAAAAGCATAGTGCGAATATAACCGCGCTTACGGAGGCTACAAATAAGTCCTGTTGCTGCGACACCCATCCGAGTGTTACTATCAGTGATAGCATGAGAAGCATTTTCATATCAAGCCCCCCATCCCCTTAATCCCTAACGCGAAGTTAGCGTCCACGCGCAACACGCGCAACATCTGTTTGAACTTAGGTACGTCAACCTTGGTGCAACGACCAGTCACCCAGTCGTTCAATTTCTCGCTTCGGTATTGCGGTGTTACATCAGGCCATAAGATACGGCCTAACTCACCGCGCGTCATGCGTGGCTCGTTGTCTGACTTCACGTAGTTGTAATGCGCTATGCAGCGGTCGATGTGGATCATAATAATTTTAAAAGTTTAGCTGTCAATATTTGATTCACAAGGTCTATCGTTAGAGCCGTGTGGTTGTGGCTGTCGTAGTCCGCCAAGACCGTTGCCGTGATGTGTATCTCCTGCGCGGTCTCACACGCATGGGCTAAGTATATCCATTGAACGGGAGTGTAGAGCCTTACCATGTTATCCCCCTCCTAGCATCGTCAGCCATATCCTCCCATAACGGATTCTCCAGCTTATCCTCCTGCTCAGCAATATGCTGATAGATTTCATCCTCGAACATAGCCTTTAACTTTGGTAGGTACTTGGTTGATACCTCGCGTTTGTTGCTTTCGCTGTACAGCGTAGCACCATCAACCTCATGATAGCGATTGAAGCTAAACTCAACGTCTAACTGGCAGCGTCGCCCGATGCACTCGATGTGTAATGATTCCATTACTTGCCCTCCGCGATTTGTGCTAGTTTGAAGAATACGTCTTGAAAGGCACGTTGGAACTCGGTGTCGGGGATGATGGTTGCCTCACCTAGTGAGTTGCTTATTGAGCCTTTAGCGAGTTTATTATGACCTTTTAAGACTGTTGTTTCAACCGATGCTGCGTGGTCATAATTTGACACCTTAATGATGCGGTCATGTGCTAATAACTTTACGCAGTAATACTCGCTGAGACGAACACACACAGGAAATTCATACATCTGTCCGTTGATTTCGATGTGATTGGCCGCAGCCTCTAAGATTGGGAAATTGCTCATGGTTAGAATTTTTTAACAATTATTTTGTGAAGGTTATTTTGCAGTGATTCTGCAAACTCCATTTTAGCCCATTTTCGAGCGTCTTTAATGCTTAGGCATTCCACGTTTTTCCGTTTGATTTCATTGCCTTTTTTGTCCAAATAAATAAATACGTAAGTTTTCATCGTTCTTTTTTTATAGGGTTAAACCATTGCCATAAATGCTGTACCTTGATATTTCGCAACCAAAGCCTCTTGTTGCTTGTCGATAGCCTCAACTTTGCTGTTGTTTACAACAACTTGACTAACCATGTGAGATAAAAGGCTATCAGCTCTTTTTTCTGACTTAGGATTATTTACTGCCATAAGGTTGTAAACCTGTACCATGAAGGCTTTAAGTGTTACCCCATTAAAGAATTTGTGGGTAGTCAATTTGTTATACTCAGCGATAACCATTTCGCGGTTATTTGTCAGGTAGTCCTTGAGTTCAAATTTAGTTGCCATGTCTTTTTCTTTTAGTTTGATGAATCAAATATCGGTAGTTTAACAATACGCCCGACAAAAAAGTTTAATAAAAATAAAAAAAGCCCGTTTTATAAGGCTTTCAGGATTAAAGTTAGAATGATTCTAAATAAGGTTACGCATCACCCCCCACACTTCCTAGCAACTTCCTTAAGCATCTCTAGCTTAATATCGGTGGCGGCAGCTATGCGGGTGCGGAGTTCTTCTATCAATGGCTCATCACGATAAAACCGCCTTACGTGCAGCCTTGCAGCTTCATTCACTACGCGAGGGTCGAACGATACAAAGTCAACCCATTCGCGACCTGAGCAAAGTAGTTGCATCTGCATCTGCGGGTAGTAGTCTTCGTGGTACTTGATGAACTGCTCATCAGTCATCAGGATGTTGTTAACGTGTTCAGACGGATTCCAAGGGCATTTAACCTCTATCATACCATCTTCACCGACCAATCCGTCAGGCGTTGCACCTGCGTGTTCACTATAGGGTAGGAACACCTGACGGCTGTGGACTTCGACACCGTGCTTTAACGAATAGGCTTCAATAGCGTGGTACTCATTGATAAGTCCCCACTCCGTTGCCTTGGATGAGGTTTCCTGCGAATCGGATATGGTCTCACCGATAAGCGTTTCAGCCACCTTTTCGCGGATGTATTTTAGAGCGGTGTCACCGAACATGGTGTCAACCGTTGTGCGCTTACTTTTAGCCGCTTTGAACTGTTCTAGTTCTTGCTTCGTCGCGGGTCTTGTACCACCCTTAAGCAGTAGGTAAATCTTCGAGGCGGTGAACTTGCCTATACGTGGGTTGATTAGGTCGGTCATACCAACTGCGAATAAATAGAGTTAGCGACTTTTCTAAATTCTTTGTTATCTTTTAGGTCAGGATATTTACCAAGTACCTCTGATGCCTCGGCCTTGGTCGTACACTTACGCAGTTCTTCAATTGCTGTTGCTGATACCTCAGCCGTTGTGTAGATAGCCTCGTAGCCGTCTTCAAACTTGCGGTTAATGCTTCCGCCGTACTTCTTACCTATCTTCTTTGCAGCGTTCTTAATAGCCTCCGAGTAAGCCTTTGGCGCATTCATTTCGAGGGCGTTTTTTTGCTTGGTCGTATCGAACTCGATAATCTCAGCCGTGCGCGTCATCAGATTACCGCGTTCATCTCGCATCTGCTTACCATTCTCATCCATTACTGGTACTCTGTTTTGTGTGATCTGCGCAGCCCCGATACCATCATACTCCATCCAAGTACGTGCAATAGGATGGAAGATTTTAATCCGTGCCACCACGATGTATTCGTTTAACTCCCTTCGCTCGGATATGATGATAAATTGAACTAATCCACCGAAATCCTCACGTAGTTGATTCTCCACGAAGTCAATTGGTAGATACTCAGCCTTGCCATCAGGTGTTTTCTGCAAGGTCTTTGGGTCGGGCGGTGTTTGCAGCGTCTTATTGAACTGCTCTAGGCTTTGCATTAAGCCCGTGTCGATTGTTGTGGGTAGGTTTTTCATATCTTTTTTTATTTGTTATTTACTAAATACTTTTTCTCTGTCTTTAATGCTCCAAACATTAGCCCAAACCCAGTTCCATGTTTCGTCATCAGGAAGGTCTTTTTTGTGCGCTTCTTCAATAGCCTGTATTGCTTCTTCTTTGGTGTCATAGTCACCAATAAAATCATCCATACCGCCAGCTGGGTAATAATTGTATCCGTAAAACGCTAAGTAGTTTTTCATAGTTCTCTGTTTTAATTTCAGCAAATATAGCAAAAAATTATTTAAACAAATATTTGGATATTAATTTTTTTTGCCGTAGTATTGCAGTATCGTTCTTTTCAACACATCATCATGGGAACGGTCAGGGCTTTACCGCCTTGGCCGTTTAATTCAGTTACTTAATAATCTAAATATGCAAATTAAAGGAAAAATCACGCGACTATTCGCAGCGCAGCAAGTGACGGACAAGTTCCGTAACCGTAAAGTATGGCTGCAAGAAACCGAAGGGCAGTACCCTAACACCTTCGAGGTGGAGTTTACGCAAGACAAATGCGAACTACTCAACCCATTCAAAGAGGGTGACATCGTAACTATCGACATCAACCTTCGTGGACGCTATTGGAGCAAGAACGACAAAGAAGGCGTCATGACATCGCTCAACGGATGGAAGATTAACCACGATGTTGAGGTGCAGGACGCTGAGGTGATGAACGACAACAAAGAAGACCTGCCTTGGTAATGCCACTACAACCGCAAACCGAAGGAACGGCACAGGTGTTTAAGGACATCGTGCAAGGCTGCAAGAAGAAAGGCGTTAGCCTCTCACAAATGTGCCGTGACCTTAACATTCCTTACCATCAGGTCAACAAGTTTAAGAAAGGCTCGAAGGACTTGGATTTGATTATGCTTATCAATAAGTACATCAATGACCCTGCCTGAGTTTAACAAGATCATGACAGAACGGAAGCGATTAGAACATCCTTCCGTTCCTGCTCATGCTATACCTGCTGCGAAGTTTAAGGAGACATCTACCAACGAACTAACCAAAGCTGTCATTGCGTACTTGCAATACCATAACGCACAGGCCGAACGTATATCAGTTGAAGGGAGAGTGATTGAAATCAAACGCAAGACAACTGACATCTTCGGCAACCGAATGATACGTGAGCAGAAACGCATACCATCATCAGGTAAGAAAGGCTCTGCCGATATATCATGCACGTTCCCTGTGACCATCAACGGTGTGCGTGTTGGCATCGCGTTAAAGATTGAAATCAAATACGGCAAGGACAAACAAAGCAACCATCAGAAACAATACCAACAAGCCATTCAACAAGCCGATGGGCTATACTTCATCGTGAAGAAGTTCAGTGATATTGTTGAGGTGGTGGATATTATTAAGAATAAGTTTACCACAGAGGATGCCTAATATGCCGCAAGGAGAGCATTCCCGAACCAGTGAAAATGACGTTAGGCGATAACTGGTCTTCGGTGGTAAATTATTTAAAATGGAAGTTCCCATGACCAACCCACTCTACCTACACTTCGGTAAGTACACAGGCGTTCATCTTTCGATGATACCACTTGACTACCTTAAACTGATTCGCAACTCGAAAGCACTCAAACCGCAGCAACGGGAGTGGATTAATAAACTAAAGCTATGAGAAAGAAAAAACTAATTCAAATTGTAGCAACATTTGTTGCGGTATTTTTTATTTGGAATACCATTGCTTACCTGATGGTTTCATTTGTTACACTAACATTTTCACCAGCAGATTGGACAGAAGATCAAAGGATAGGGTTTATTGGTTTTGGATGTATAATAGGTCTGATTGAATCAATGCTTTTATCCGCATGGGTAGCAGAAGAATAAAAAAAACTATCAAAACTTGCAAATCCAACAAGTTTTGCTAATTTAGCAGCCTCCCCACCTAGCGGGTTTCTTCTCTGTTCTTTTCTTCCCGCTAGGACTGGGGTTACTTGAAATCATTCGCACATTGCCCGTGCTGAACAATTATACTAAAGCCTCAACAGGCGAGCGTGTAGGGCAATTGCACGTTCAAATGTTGGGGCTTAACTTTTTATACTATGAGCGACCTAGAATTACTAAGCGAACTATCCAAACTCTATGATGAACATGGAGAACAGGTGTATCAATCATTCCTTACATTGACAATCATTAAGGGCTGGGACAACGTTACCGCTTACTATCACATCTATAACCTGCTAGAAAAATGACACTAACAGACATCGCAGAAGAGTTCGCAATGGAGGGCTTTAACCCGCTACCACTACGCGACGATAAAAAACCAGCGCTTAAGGAAAACCCGTTCCTATACGTACCAATCGACAACATACCGATTCGATTCGCTAGGGCTAAGAAGATAGGCATCGCCTGTGGTAAGGTCTCAGACGGATTCATCTGTATTGACTTCGACGCTAAGGCTAAACAACCCATCGAGCAGGTGTTCAGGACCTACATAGACGATGACATCATCCGTCAGTTAATCCGTGAACAAGCCATTGTCATCGCGCAGACACCATCCGAAGGGTATCACATCTACCTCAAGTGCCACACCGAACATCACAACTCCGTGTTCGCACGTTGGTCTGACGGAATGACCATGATTGAGTCACGCGGCACAGGAGGTTACGTGGTTGTTCCTCCGTCAACAGGGTACAAGCTACTGCAGAACGAGATACTCAAGCTGCAACACATACCCGTTGAGGTGTTCAATTACCTTATCGAACGTGCCACATCATTCAACCAACACGTTAACGAATACTCCCCTACCACCAAACAGTCAACCTCAACCCGCAAATGGCCTGACCGTTGGCCTGATGATAACCCCGTAAACAAGTTCAAGAACGAAGGCGAGATGGTCGCCAAAGAACTACTCATCAACGCGGGTTGGAAGTACGTCTCTAAACGCTCTGACGGTGTTGAGTTATGGGAACGACCTAACAAAGACGAAGGCTCTACCTCCGCAACATGGGGCGCAAAGTTCAATATGTTCTACGTATTCTCTACCGATGCAGCACCATTCCAAGCCAACTGCGCTTACAACCCGTTCGATATACTAACCATCCTTAAGTTCTCAGGTGACTGGCGAGCCGCTAAAGCATCACTCATGCCCATCGTGGAAGAGGATGAGCAACCAGTAATCGACACGCCATTCTTCCCCATCGACGTGTTCCCAGCCGATATGCAAGAACATATCTCAGAACTCAAACGAACACTTAACTTCCATCCCGACTTCACCGCAGTAGCGGCTATGTTCGCCATTGCAACCATCAACGGCAACTGCTTCAAGCTACGTGTTAAGAACGGTTGGGAAGCATCAACGATTTTTTGGTTCGCAGTTGTCGGATTCCCCGGCACGATCAAAACACATCCAGTCAAAACAATGCTCAAGCCATTAACTGAAATCGACGCTAAGAGCAAACGTAAGTACGACAAACAACTCGCAGAATACCAAGCTGAAATAGAAGCAGACACCAAACCCAAACCTAAGAAACCACTATTCAAACAAACCATCATATCCGATTACACCGTCGAGGCCTTACACTCTATCCACTCCATCAACACGCGCGGCCTTGGTCTTTACAAGGATGAACTCAAAGGGTTCCTTAACGACATGAACAAGTACCGCAAAGGCTCTGATGAGGAATTTTGGCTTGAATCATTCAACAACGGAAGCTATATCGTTAACCGCGTCACCAAAGACCCTATCATGATTGAGAATATCAACGTCAACATCATAGGTACTATCCAACATGACGTGCTTTACAAAGTGGTAACCGAGTACGCAGGTAACGGACTTATTGACCGATTCCTATTTACTGCCGCCGAAGATAAAGTGTACCCGCTCAACGCCGAAGAACTCGACCCTGTGTACGAGGAATTTTGGAAAATGAAACTAGAAAACATGGATGAGGTGTTCCAATACGACCCCGAGCAAGGTAGCACCATCGTTCAAATGACGCCCGAAGCGTTCGAATTATATCAACAGTATGATTTAGAGTATGTTAACATCCAAAACTCACAGGAGTATAATCAGGAGTTAAAAAACTACCTGAGTAAGATGAAAACATACATACCCCGATTTGCCCTTTTACTTGCGATTATAGACACTATCTATGCGGGTGTAATACCTGAGGTCGGTAAGAGACAAATGAAGGGCGCAAAACGCATTGCAGACTATTTCGTCAAAACTGCCACAGGGGTATTCTCATCAACCGACCTTCGAAGGGACATCCAATCGGTCGAACAATCACTCAAAGGAAAGACCCGCGATGATAAAATCAAGCAACTCTATTCATCAGGGTTCAAACAGGTCGAAATAGGTAAATACTTCGGAATCAGTCATCAAGCTGTTGGGAAGGTCTTGAAGAAATAATTCTTGTATATACAACTTTGCAACCAGTTGCAACGGTTGCAACCACCTGAAAGCCGCGCTAGTCGTGGCTTTTCGCGTATTTGGTTGCAGGTTGCAGGTTGCAAACACAAAAAACCAAATGAGAAAAAAAGAAAACGAAAAGTTATGCAACTCTGCAACCAACCCATGCAACTGGTTGCATCTATACGTAGTAATATATTGATACATACTTATTTACATACGTATAATAGAATTATTTTTGGTTGCAAAATGGTTGCAAAATGGTTGCAAAGCGGTTGCAAAGCGGTTGCAGAAATAAAAATTTCACCAGTTCTTGCATTTGAATGAAAAATCACCTTACCTTTACGCACATGGAATACCTCTTAGCACTTAACTTGGCAGCACTCGCATGGTTTATTACCCATGCAGAGCCTTTGCAGAACGCTTTGGACAACACCGCCATCGTGCTTAAGACGTGGTACGCCTCCATTGAACCCGAATGGTATCACCAAGTGCTTGCATTCATCGGTGATGCCATGTACATCATCCTAGGATGTTGGATGTGCCTGACCTTATGGCTCACATTTGCCGTTACAGGTGACTTCATGATGTCATGCCTTGCTTCACTAACCGTATCACTCATACCTGATGACCAACGCTGAAAGGAAATTTGCGGATGAGAACAGAGGCGCACATGATAAGTCAACGTGCAAGATGCTTCAACGCATCCGTGAACGTGCAACGGGAGTGTCTGAGGGCTTACTGTGCCATTGTAAGCGTTCGTCGCGGAAAATTTACGTCACCAATTGGTACGAATGGTATGACCAGCAACCTCGATGAATATTTCACAAATAACTATAACCTGCTTGTAAGTATCGCAAGAGGTATCATATACCGTTGTGGTCGTAAATATGAACCCGAAACAGTTGTGTCAAACGCATACGTGTTCATGCGCGAAAGCTATACACACCTTGAAAGCCATTTGGATATGCAGAAAATGGCCATACACTTTATCAAAACAACCATTGAACGCAATGGCAGCCAAATGAACTACCAACACCGCAAGGCCGTTGAGTTAGTGTTTACCGACACATACCACGATGTGCCACAGGATGAGGATGACAGGGAGTTATACAATGCCATTGATGACTACATGGCCAATGAACAGAACCTAATCAACAGGATCGTGGCAGAAGTGTATGTCGATAAGGGTATCAGAACCGTTCGAGACTTTGCGTCACACTTCAAGATAAGTACCAAGGCAGCACGGGAGTATATCGACAATCTAAAACTAGGAATATGCAAAGAGTTAGACTTAAAAAGGAATATGAAGGACTAATCGTCTCACGAGTTAAGGCAGGGGTAGGAACTATCACCTTCGATTCAACACGTGTACCTGAGGAGAAATATATCAATTTCGTTGATTTGTTTCCTGACCTGTTTGAAGTGGAGCAGGAAGCAGCACCGATGTTATTCCCAAAAGAATCAAAACCTAAAACCAAAAAGAAAAAATGAAAGCAGTAACCTTAATCATCGCAGTTATCGTATTAGCATCGTGCGAACAACCAAACGTGGAATTATCGTCTGAACAAAAACAGGCGTGTGACAGTTTAGCTATTATTCAGCAGAAACTTGACAGCCTTAAAGCTACAAGATAATGACCGAGGAAGATTTTGACCGTGTATTAGATGCCCTAAGCCAAACGCATAAGGGGTATCATCACGTATGTAGCGATTTGAACTTACCAGTTCATCAATTTGAGTACGCTCTGAATGATAAAACTAGGTATGGCAAATACGTGCGCGCGCGGGAGAAACAACTGAACTACCTCGAAGGTTTATTGTTAAAAGTTTCGTTTGAGGATGAGGATGACGAAAAACCATTCGTCGGCGCAAACCATGTGAACCGTGACAGACTGAAAGTTGATACGTTAAAATTCGTGTTATCTAAGCTCAGAACGCAAGTATGGGGCGACCGCATCGAGGTAACGCATAAAGAAGAACCTAGAATATTCAATGTGAACTATGGCGTTCCAAATGACAACAGCAGTACGGAAGATGCTGCAAATGAAGGGCAATAAAAAAGTAGTTCAAGGCTCAACAAGTTCGGGGAAGACATACGGTATCATTCCAATCGCCATTGATAAGTGTATCGCGGAGACTAGATTTAAAGCAACGGTAACTGCTGAGACCTTACCCGCTTTGAAGGATGGTGCTATTGACATTTTCAAAAACTTTATGTCGGATGAGAAACGTTGGAACGACCACCAATGGAACGCAACCGATTTGATTTATACGTTCCGCAACGGCTCACGATTGCAGTTTAAATCATTCGATTCAGTCGGTAAAGCTAAGGCAGCAGGTAAACGCGATTTACTATTCATCAACGAGGCTAACCATGTGCCTTATGGAATTGCCGATGCGTTAATCATTCGTAGCAATGAGATATGGCTAGACTTCAACGCGGACATGGAATTTTGGGCGCACACGGAAATACTCACGCAGCCCGATGCGTCATTCTTAAAATTAACTTATAGGGATAACGAGTGCATACCTGACGCGGTGTATCAGAATTTAATGGTGAGAAAGGAGAAAGCTGAGGCAGAGGATAAGTCAGGCAATCGAGGATATTGGTGGAACTGGTGGCAGGTGTACGGACTAGGAGAAATCGGGTCGTTACAAGAAGCAGTTTATTCACGGTGGGAAATCCTCAAACGTAAACCTTCGAAGTTTACACAATTCGTTTATGGCCTTGACTTCGGGTATCAACATCCGACCGCGCTCGTTAAGGTATGGTTCCATGAGGACGAATTATTTATCGAGGAAGTGCTATACATGACAGGATTAACATCAGGTCAGTTGATTGAGCAGATGAATAAACGCGGAGTAGATAAGACCGTCGAAATAATTGCCGACTACGCCAGACCTGAAATGATTGCCGACCTTCAAGATGCGGGGTTCTATGTATTGAATGCAGATAAGTCAGTAGAGAAAGGCATCAACTTTATCAATGAGCAAAAGGTATTTGTCCATCATGAGGCGGTTAACGTGCAAACGGAAAATAGAAAATACAAACGCAAGGTTATTAACGGTGTTATCACAGACCAAGTGAGTAAGAAGGATGATGACGCAATGGATGCCATACGTTATGCAGGTACTTATATCAAGGATAACTATACAAGAGGGTCGGGGTACATGGTAATGTGATTTTACATTATTAGGTATGGCAATCACTAGACTAGCTGCACCTGCAACATTCAACCCCGCGTATAATATAAACGCTTACTATTACGATTCCACGAATAAAAATCAGACTGGTTTTTCTTACGTGGTAGATATTTACGAGGCAGGTACATCGACAAAGATTTATGAGGGTCGAATAGCCCCGCGACCTAATGACGGTTATGGATATTTCAACCTAACCAAGACATTAACCTCACAACTATCGCTTGACCTGCCTATCGGTAACGCAACATTCAGACAGGCAACAACCAATTTCGTTCGGTATGACGTTAAGATAGGTGAAGAATATGTCATTAGTTACACTATCGACACACCTGTTGATGATAGCGGATATCTTAAGCTAGACACAACTGCAGTTAATACGTTCGCAGTTGGCGACCAAGTGGTAATAACTGGCGCGGACGTGGCAAGTGTCAACGGGCTGCACACTATCATCGACGTGACAGATACCGACACGTTCACCATTGACTTGGTTTACGATGCGGGCATGGCATCGCTTACAACTGGTTCAATCACTTATGCCGATAACCGCAAGACTATCACGCGCGATCTTAACACACTAAGCGGTCAGGTTGCTTATGATGCTGCTATTGCACCCGTGCCATATACCGAATGGGATGCGAACGATTGGAATATGGATAGTACATCAGACCCGCGTGGCAAGTTCTTAACCTCAGCACCTGACAACTTCTATGTTGCCGAATCAGTCGAAGCGCACTTCATGATGTATTCATCAAACACATCGACCTATTGCGCGCGTGTGTACTACAAGAACTCCAACGGTGATGTTGCGTATCGCTCAACAGCTAACGCAGGATGGTATGTGATGAGCGTACCAGTTGGAACAGCTAACCTTAACCCGACAACCGCAACGGTCGGAACGCTGCCTATCATTAAGGATGATACAGAATGGTATCAAGTATGGATGACCAACGGGTCAGGAACTAGAACGAGTGATATTTTTACATTCTATATCGACAGACGCTGCACGGCTAATGACTACAATATTTTATTCAAGGATAGAATGGGGTCATGGTTACCGTTTAGCTTTGGGTTATTGTCAACTGAAAACAAACAAATAAATCGGTCGGCTTATAAAAAATCATACGGTGATTACGATGGGGTGAGCGCGTTCACTTACGACACTACCGCGCGAGGTAATGCGATATTCAATGTCGATGAAACCACATCGCTAACGCTTAACACCAACTGGATGAATGATGAGGCATCTGTTTACTTCAAAGAACTGATGACATCGCCCGAATGTTACCTGCTTGTTGATGGTAATTATTTAGCTGTAACGGTGAACGAGACATCGCATGAGGTGAAGCGTGAACGCAACAAAAAAATGATACGCTATACAGTATCGGTAACCATGAGTATAAATGACCCTATCAATGGTTAAGATTCAACTTACTGACCCGCAAGAAGGGTATTTAGATGTAAAGGAGGGAACGGTATTCCCTTTGAACTTTGGTGTTGCGGATATTCGCGACATCAGTAAACGCGTTGGTAAGTTCACTAAAACCGTAACTCTTTCGGGTACTGCGAACAACAACAAGCTGCTGAATAATTATTTCAATGTGAATGTTGTCGCGGGTACATTCGATGTGAATGCACTGCAAAAGTGCATCATACTGCAAAACGATTTCCCCATCCTGCGCAACGCATATATTCAACTATTGAGTGTAACGCGTGTAGCAGAAACCGAACTATTCACAGGCGAACAGTTGGTGGAATATGAGGTATTGATCCGTGATGCAACCGCTAACCTGTTCACTGAGATTGCGGATGCGAAGTTAGAAGACATTCCATTCACCGATTTAGACCACACCTATTCTGCAGCTAATGTTGTCGGCTCGTTTGGTAATGACTATACCGATGGGTATAAATACATTCTACCATATACGCCTAACAACTTCTACGCACTTGAACAATGCAAACCCGCGGTGTATGCTATCCAGTATTGGGATAGGATTTTTGCGCGTGGTGGATTCCGATACAACTGGACTGGCAACACGTTAGCGCATATGAGAAAGCTGTTGATTCCTTACAATGGTGATGCGCTTCAAATGTCGGCTGATGACCTCGACTACCTCACGGCTATCGCTGAAGAAAGTTCTCAGATTGATAACTTCAACCAAACGAGCAACGGCATAAACGTATCGGCAGACACGACCATCGTGGCAGGTACAGAGGTGCAGGATGATTCATCAAGTTACAACCCGTTAACAGGTCAGTACACATCAAGTATCTACACAGGCAATGCAGGTGGTTATGATGTGACGTTCACTTTCGACTATGAAATAATTCTGAATAACACCACAGGCGCAACCGCTTACCTTCGTGGTGTTGGTACATCAGCAGCAGCATACAACCGTTATCGTGGGTATATCGGTATTGAGTGTAATGGTCTTACGCAACAATCACAATTTCCTTCATATGTTCAATACGATGTAGGAGATTCTATTCCGTCAGGTGATACCACTATTCAATCGGGTAGTCTATCGCGCACGATAAGTATCAACGCTCCTTATTCGCCTAATGTTGGTGACACACTTGAACCGATTATTGGTATAGATGTTAATTCATTCTTTGGAAGATGGAGAGCATCGAATAGCGATAGTGGTAGCACGGTGAGGGTTGATACTAAGATAGAGTTAACCAACATCAGAATTGAAATCAAACCGCGTGTTACTAACGTAGTGTTCGGGTCAATCATGCAGGTGAATGATGTAGTGCCGCGCGATGTGAAGCAATCGGATTTTATTAAGTCCATTTGCAATATGTTCAACCTTTACATGGAAGCGGATGAGTTCGATGAGAACTTAATCAACATCACATCGAGGGATGAGTATTACG